TCCTTCGAATTACTCCGGAGGTATATTTCGATTTGGGTTTTGGCTTGCCCCGGCCACTTAGTTCTCCATGCCTGTTTTCTTGCTCCTTTCCGGGCATGGGCTGGGGCAGGCGAAAACTCAGATCGAAGTATAAGAAAGGATGCGCGATGGTCAAAAAGAAGACCAAAACTCCTCGAACTCCCGAGGAAGCTGAACGAATCGCTATCAGCGCTGCCATGGATCTTGCGACACAGCAGATTCTGGACGGTACTGCTAGCAATTCGATGATCATTCATTTCCTCAAGCTGGGCTCCAGTCGCGAAAGACTCGAGCAGGCTCGTCTAGAGGCAGACACGACTCTCGCTCGAGCTAAGGTTTCGGCGCTTGAGTCCGCTGCTCGTACCGAGGAACTTGTCTCTGAAGCGCTAGCAGCGTTCAAGGTATATTCTGGAGATTCAGATGCGGAGCTATGACGAACTCAGCCATCTACATACATTCGAAGAACGTCTCGAGTATCTCTCACTCAATGGAGCATTTTTCGGCGAGACATTCGGTGGATCCAGGTGGCTGAATCAAAGTTTCTACCAAAGCGATATTTGGCGAGAGGCTCGCACCCAAGTTATCGCGAGAGATCTTGGATGCGATCTAGGCCTTGAGGGGTATGAGATTCACGACGGCATTGTTGTACATCACATCAACCCTCTAACGCCTCGTCAATGTGAGAATTTCGACCCGTGCATGTGGGATACCAACAATCTTATTTGCGTCAGTCGAGATACTCATAATGCAATCCATTATGGAACCAAGGCATTGGCTCTCGACGACTTCGATCCGAGATCGCCCGGCGATATGAAACTATGGTAGGAGGCTAAATGTCGATTCTACATGACACAAAGACCTACCTCGGGTTGATGGAGGATGACACTTCATTCGATAGCGAAGTTATGGACGCCATTGATAATGCTTTGGCAACCGCGACTCAGCTAAATCGCGAAGTTGGCGACCTATCGTCCGGGGCAGATTATCCCACTACTACTCTTGGACGGATTCTACGACAGTATGTGAACTTCTCAGTTCGCCTGATGTTCGATCCTCCGCAGACCTCGTTCGCCATCAAGGCAGTTGAGGCTTTGCAGAAAGAGGCGGAGTGGCGACTGACCATTCAATGATGGGAGAAAACCATGAGTGAAGAAACTCTGTCTCACTATGGCGTCCTCGGCATGAAGTGGGGCGTCCGTAAGAAAACGGAAAGCTCCGGTGGAGCCGGCCTTCGGTCCGTCGAAGAGAAGAAGAAGATCGGCGAAGCAGTCAATTCCGAGGCTTTCCGAAAGGAACGAGCAAAGGCCGAGAAGGCTTCCGAGAAGGAACGCAAGAAGGCTGAGTCCGATCTCAAGAAGGCTGCCAAGGCAGCAGCCCGCGGCGCTAAGAAGGCAGCATCTGCGCTCAAGAAAGGCGCAAAGGCCGCTTCCCAAAAGCATGCCGAAAACAAGGCTGCTCGGGCTAAGGCCGCTACTGAGCGCGCCCGCAAGAAGCTCGAGAACCAGAAGCTCAAGGAAGCTCGTAAGGCCGAAGCTGATCGCAAGAAGAAGCAGAAGGACGCAGAGCGCGCTGAGAAGAAGCGTATCGCGGACGAGAAGAAGGCAGCGAAGGAAGCCGAGAAGAAGCAGAAGGAACTCGAGAAGCAGCGAATTCCTAAGGGCGGTATTTCAAACGCCTTACGGAAGGAAGCACCTCGACACCTCTCTTCAACGGATCTCATTGAGCAGAACAAGCGACTCAACCTTGAGAAGCAGAATTATGAACTCAAGGAGAAGCTCAAGGAGTACGAGAATCAAAATAGGAGTGCTCTTGCCAAGACGGCTGACCTCTTCGTCGACGAGGCTCGCAAGAACCTGACGAAGTACGCGGCCCGGACAGCAACTGACATACTAACAGCAGCTCTTGACTCCAAGCTCAAGGGAACCGAGTATGAGGGTGTTGCTGCGATGGCTAAGAACTCGTTCAACCTCGACGCAATCCTGAAGAACGCCACCTCTTCGAAAGATAAGAAGAAAGATAAGAAATAGGTATGGCGCTATCAAATACCGCTACACCTAAATACTACGCCCAGTTCCGAGAAAAAGTTCTATCCGGCGAAATCCCAGTCTCTCATACAATTGAGATGGAGATGAACCGGATTGATGACTTGATCGCCAACCCGAGATACTACTACGATGACGGAGCTATCGACGGATTCATCGCTTTCTGCGAAAACGAGATGACCCTTGTCGACGGTAGTGATCTAACTCTTCTCGATTCCTTCAAGTTATGGGCCGAATCGCTCCTTTCGTGGTTCTACTACGAAAAAGTGACGAAGTTCATTCCCGATGAGACCGGTCATAACGGTCGGTATATCCAGGTCGATGTCAAGAGGCGCTTGGTCAACAAGCAATACCTTATCGTCGCTCGTGGTGCGGCAAAGTCCATGTACATGGCTTTCATCCACGCATTCTTCCTGACTATTGACCCGACCACCACTCATCAGATCGCAACCGCGCCGACAATGCCACAGGCTGAGGAGACATTGTCCCCATTCAAGACTGCTATTACGCGCAGTCGGGGACCTCTATTCAAGTTCCTGTCGGCAGGCACAGTCCATGCGACCGTCGGAGCCAAGGCCAACCGGTCTTTGCTCACGCCAACCAAGAAGGGTATCGAGAACTTCTCAACAAACTCGCTCCTTGAGGTTCGTCCAATGAACGTGGACAAGCTTCAGGGTCTGAGGTCGAAGGTGAACACCATCGACGAATGGCTATCTGGCGATGTTCGTCAGAACGTCATCTCGGCTCTCGAGCAGGGCGCGTCGAAACTCAATGACTGGGTCATTGTTGCAGTCTCATCCGAAGGTACCGTCCGAAACGGCGTTGGCGATTCCATCAAAATGGAATTACTTTCGATCCTTAAAGGCGAGTACTATGATCCGCACTCGTCGATCTGGTACTACCGGCTAGACGATGTGTCTGAGGTCGGGGATCCAAACATGTGGATTAAAGCTCAGCCTAATCTCGGAAAGACTGTGTCTTACGATACATATCAACGAGATGTCGCTAGGGCTGAGAATGTTCCATCCGCAAGGAACGACATTCTGGCAAAACGATTCGGAATCCCGTGTGAGGGATACACGTATTTCTTCAAGTACGAAGAGACCATCCCCCACAACCCACGAGAGTTCTGGCAAATGCCATGCGCCATGGGTGCAGACCTTTCGCAGGGTGATGACTTCTGTGCGTTCACGTTCTTGTTCCCTCTGTCCACTGGTGACTTCGGGGTTAAGACGCGAGCGTACATTACCACTCGTACGTTCGACAAGCTCCCTGCTGCCGGACGCGCCAAGTATGAGTCATTCATCCGAGAAGGATCGCTCCAGGTCATGGATGGGACAATCCTGGACATGATCGAAGTCTACAACGATCTCGACGAATACATCTTGAGATCGGAGTATGATGTTCGAGCGTTCGGATATGATCCATACAACGCCAGAGAGTTCGTTGAGAGATGGACGACCGACAACGGGCCATACGGCATCCACAAAGTCATTCAGGGAGCGCGAACTGAGTCGGTGCCTCTAGGAGAACTCAAGGGCTTGGCAGAGGATCGAAGACTCATCTTCGACCAAGAGCTATTCTCGTGGGCAATGGGTAACACCATCACCCTTGAGGACACTAACGGCAACCGGAAGATCTTGAAGAAACGAATGGATCTCAAGATCGACTCAGTTGCGGCACTCATGGATGCATGGGTCGCATACAAACAGCAACTCGACGACTTCAACTAACGAGAGGAGGTAATATGGGTATTATGTCACGGTTGGCAAGGGCATGGAATGTGTTCGCGCATGATCGCCCAGATCGTTACAAGCATAGTAACTACAGCGAATACCGCCCAAGCTACCGTTCTATCGGATCTACAAACCTTGTCCAAACGCTATACAACAAGATTGCGTTGGATGTCGCGAACACTCCGATTCGCCATGTGAAGGTAGATCAAAATGGTAGGTATGACAGTGAGAAAGACTCTTCGCTGAACGAATGCTTGTCTCTTATGGCAAACATCGATCAGACTTCGAACGCTCTAATCTACGAGCTCGTCTATACGATGCTGGAAACCGGTAGTGCAGCACTGGTTCCGGTTGACACAGATACTGCTCTAAACGAGGAAGGGTCGTTCGACGTCCTTTCTCTCCGCGTTGGACGAATCGAGAGTTGGTACACGGATTCAGTCGATGTGAATTTGTATAACGATCGTAGCGGTAATCGAGAAACAATTCGTATCTCGAAGAATTCCGCCGCAATTGTGTACAGTCCGCTCTACGATGTTACAGCTAGTAACAGCTCCTTGGCTAACCGTCTTGCTCGAAAGCTCGATGCACTTGATGCTATTGACAATTCCGCTCTCGGTAAGAAGTTGGATCTGATCATCCAGCTTCCATACTCAGTTCGAGGCGAACTTCGACAACAGCAAGCCGAGACTCGGCGCGAGGCGATTGAACAACAGCTTCGAAATTCGGAGATCGGCGTAGCATATGTCGACGGAGCCGAGAAGATCACGCAGCTCAACCGTCCAGTCGAGAATAATCTGCTCGATCAGGTTAAATACCTTTCAGAGCAGCTTTACAACGCTCTTGGTTTTACTGAGAGCGTATTCAATGGCACGGCTGATGCTGAGACCAACCTGTCTTACTACAACCGGACGGTCAAGCCGATTCTCGATACAATCACGAAGTCGGCAACTATGGTCTTCTTGACCAAGACCGCTCGATCTCAGGGCCAGCGAATCATCTATGTAAGGGACCCGTTCGCGGCAACCTCGCTTGACAGCATCGCTTCGATGGCTCAGACGTTCATCACCAACCAGGTCATGACTCCAAATGAGATCCGGTCGATCATCGGCTTGCCGCAGTCCACAGATCCCAAGGCAGATCAGTTGGCCAATCCGTATACGTCATCCGCAAACGCGGATCAACGGTCAAACAACGACCAGGAGGTTCAAAATGGCAGCGCCTAATGACGTCGCCGACTTCGACGGGTGGGCAACCGTCGCAGGCATCAAGTGCTCTGATGGGCGAGTTATCTCTCATCGCGCATTTGAACAGAACGATGGGGCTGTCGTCCCTCTCGTCTGGCAGCACGGTCACGACAACGTGACCAATGTTCTCGGGCATGCCCAGCTCGAGAAGAAGCCTGAGGGCGTTTACGCGTATGGATTCTTCAACGGATCCCAGCAGGCTGAACACGCTCGCGAACTTATCGAGCACGGAGACGTTACCTCTCTATCCATTTTCGCCAATCACTTGAAGCAGGAGGGCAATATTGTCCGACATGGCAACATTGTCGAAGTCTCCTTGGTGCTGAAGGGCGCGAACCCCAAGGCAACCATCGAGAATGTGTCTATGGCGCACAGTGATGGTAACGGCTATGCCGCCATCATCAAAATGGGTGACGGAGATGCCGTCCACGAAGACTTCGAGGGCTCCGAGGAATCGGACGACTCCGAAGATGAATCCCCCGATGGGGACAAGACAATCGGTGAGGTTCTTTCGACCCTTACCGAGGAGCAAATGGAAGCTGTGAACTATTTGATCGCAGCTGCCATTGATGCGGAGTCTGAAGACTCCGAAGAGACCGACGAAGAAAACAATGAAGGAGACGATATGAAGCACAACGTCTTTGAAGGGGATAACAAGGAACCCCAGAACGTGCTCTCTCACGCGGACTTCGCGGAGCTTGTCGAGACAGCTAAGCGAAATAATTCTACGCTTCTCGAAGAGCTGCGCCATTCCGATTACGGGATCGAAAACATTGGGTATCTCTTCCCTGATGCCAAGAGCATCTCGGACGAGCCGATGTTCCTGGACCGAGACCAGTCTTGGGTTTCGGTTGTTATGAATGGTACGAAGCATAGCCCGTTCGCACGAATCAAGTCTATCTTCGCGGACATCCGCGATGATAAAGCGAGGGCAAAGGGTTATGCCAAGAAGGCCCAGAAGAAGACTGACGAAGTCATCAAGCTTCTGACTCGCACTACCTCCCCGACAACCATTTACAAGAAACAGCGTCTGGACCGCGATGATATCATGGATATTACAGACTTCAATGTCGTGGCCTGGCTTAAGTCCGAGATGAAGGGTAAGCTCTCGGAGGAAATTGCCCGGGCTATCCTCATTGGGGATGGCCGACAGATGACAGATCCTGATCGAGTTGATGACGAGGCAATTCGCCCCATTATCAAGGAGAACGATCTTTACGCAATCCACAAGTCGCTCGAGGCTAATACCACCGACGAGACGCTTGTCGACGACATCGTCATGGCATCGGCTGACCTCGAAGGGTCTGGCTCGCCGACCCTGTTCATCTCAAAGAAGCGACTCGTTCGTATGCTTCTCCTGAAGGACAAGAACGGTCGCCGCATTTACGAGACCGAAGCAGCGCTCGCAGGTGCTCTCGGCGTCTCGAATATTGTGACGGTGCCCCAGTTCAATGAACTGGAGCACGAACTCAAGGGCGCACTCCATGAGCTGCTGGCTATTGTCGTGGATCTCCGCGACTACACCATTGGGTCCAATGCTGGCGCGGAACTTGGTATGGCCGAGACGTTTGATCTCGACTTCAACCAGTACAAGTACCTCGCCGAGACGCGCTTGTCTGGCTCTCTGACTGCGCCCTATTCGGCTCTAACGATTTCTCGCAAGAAGGCCTGATTCAATGTCACGCTTCAGCGGTAAGCTGGGCTTTGTGATGACTCAGGAGACGGAGGAAGGTGTTTGGCTCGAGAACATTGTTGAGCTTCCGGCTAAGGGGACTATCCGTAGTCTCTACGTTCGGAATGACAATGCGTCTTCAGTCAACACCAACCTCCGTCTCACGAATGAGATTTCTATACTGCTTGACTCGAAGATCCAGACTTACTTGGAAACGCTCAGGTATGTCGTTTACAAAGGATCAAAATGGGAGGTACAATCCGTTGGGGTGGCCTATCCGAGGCTTACTATCAACCTAGGAGGTCTCTATGCGCACGTATAAAGACCTCCTGCACCTACTCCAGCAGGCCGTTAAACACAATCGCGTTTACTTCCAACCTCCAGAGAATCTGAAGATTGGATACCCCGCAATTGTTTTTCACCTTTCGAAGATCGAAGTCAATCATGCTTCGGACGTACCATACAAGGGCGCTCGGGAGTACTCAGTTACTCTGATCGCAAAAGAACCAGAGCCGGATGCGATCGAGGAGATTCTCAAGATCCCGTATTCGTCTCTTGACCAAACGTTCGTTAGCGACGGAATGAATCATTTCGTCTTTTCCATATACCTATAAGGAGATACACATGCCGCAAATCAAGTGGGACGAAGAAGGTACCCATATTTACCACACCGGCGTGTCGAAGGGTGTTCTGTTCCCCTTCGATAATGCCCAGAACCGCTATGGACAGGGCGTGGCCTGGAATGGCCTCAAGACTGTCACCGAAACCCCGGAAGGCGACGAGTCTTCCGATATTTACGCCGACAACCTGAAGTATTTGACACTTCTGTCGGCACCCTCGTTCAAATTCACGATCGAGGCATACACCTATCCCGATGAATTCGCGTTGTGTGACGGCACGGCGCAGCTCGTCAAGGGTGTGACACTGGGGCAGCAGCCTCGTACGCGTTTCGCGTTCTCTTATTGTACGCGACTCGGAAACGATACGAAGGGCGATTCCTACGGGGAGCTTCTTCACATCATCTACGGCGCTATGGCCGCACCGTCGGAGCGTGCCTACAACACGGTTTCGGATAGCCCTGAGGCTATTTCGTTCTCGTGGGAGTGCTCCACTATTCCCGTCCAGCTGGACGGTTTCCAGCCCGTGTCGGTTGTCACCATCGATTCTTCGAAGCTCGACTCCACAAAGTATAAGAAGTTCACGGACAAGCTGTATGGCGTGTCCGTGGGTGCAGGTGGCGCGGCGGTTCCGACGCTGATCATGCCTAACGAGATTCGTACGCTTCTGGCGTGATCTCGTTAGAGCTGAAGTTTGAGGGAGAGGAGCGGTTCGACGAGCGTAGCAATACGTTTGTTACACTGGAGCCATTCACTGTTACTCTTACGCATTCACTGTCCGCAGTGGCTGAGTGGGAATCGGTCTACAAGAGATCGTTCCTGGAAACCCCACCGCAGACGGGTGAAGAGTTGGTGTATTACATCCATTGTATGTCGGACCGCCCTCTCCCTCGCGACTTTGTTAAGCGCTTGGATCAGTCGATCCAAGTCAAAATAGCAGACTATTTGTCCGATAACGCAACGGCGACAGTTCTATGGAATCCGCCTTCAGCCGGAGGCCCACGAGACACCATGACTAGTGAGTTGATTTACTGGTACATGACTCAGTTGGGCATCCCGTTTGAGTGTGATAAGTGGAACTTGAATCGGCTATTGACGCTGATTCGTCTCGCCGCAGCTAAACAGAACAATGTAAAGCCGGACGCCAGGTCTTCTGCGGCTCAGCGTGCGGCTATGAACCAAGCCCGTAGGGCTAGAACAGGGAGTAGAGGATGATTGACATTCCCGCTGACGCTCAGCGTCCCGCCGGACCAGATCCGCACGAGGACAATGATCGCGCGATTTTTGAGGGGGCACGATCTTGAGCAAGATTGATGAAGTTCTGAACCACGCGGCCTATCGCATTGGCTACTACGCTCCCGATGATCCCGAACCCGGTTCGGAGGCAGGTCGTTGGCTCGCCAACAAGATGGGTCAGCCTTGGCTGGCCGGCCCTTCCGAATCCGTTTGGTGGTGCATGGCCTTTGTGTCGATGGTGTTCGACATGGCCGGCGAAATTGACGCCATCGGCGGATTCTCTTACAACACCGACGTCACGAAGAACCGCATGGAGAAGGTCTCCATCGAAGATGCTCAGCGTGGCGACGTCGTGCTCTTCGATTGGGACCGGGACGGCCTGACCGACCACGTCGGCATCGTCGAGGCAAACCTCGGTGATGGCTGGCTTCAGACGATTGAAGGCAATACCAGCTCCTCGAATGCAGGGTCTCAGTCTGCTGGCAATGGTGTATACCGTCGTCAGCGCAGCTGGGGTATCGACTGCGTGCTCCGTCCGAAGTGGTCTGATGAAGAGACCGAGGATTCTTCCGAAGGCACCAACTCGATGAACGATGCTTGGTGGGGGCGTGCGACTACGTACGCTCTCCAGGCTTCGCTCAACACCCCTGCCGATGGCATTATCTCCGGTCAGGATCCTGACGTTGAGGATGATGTTACTCGAGCTGGTACTGGCTGGGAGACTGAAGAGGATCCTGAAGGTTCTCAGGTTATCGAGGCGCTTCAGGAGAAGCTGGGCGTTGATGTCGATGGTCTCATCGGCCCCGACACCATTGCAGCTCTTCAGCAGCACCTCAAGAACCGCGGACATGACCTCGAGGTCGACGGTGTCGCAGGCTACCGTACGGTAGAATGCCTGCAGTACGAGCTATCTAACGGTACGCTCTGGTCTTGATAGAAAGGAGGGCCGTCATGATCGAGATGAAATTTGACGCTGAGTTCGACATGTCAAAATGGTTGACACAAGTCAAGAACAAGAAGCTTCGTGACGTACTAGCAACTGCTGGTACTCGAGGTGTGGCGGCCCTCCGGGCCAATACCCCGGTTGGTACCGGGAAGACTGCTGCTTCTTGGCAGTATAAAGTCAAGGAGACCGAACGAGGCGTTAAGATCGTTTGGTATAACACTAACATCGTGTCCAAGGTTCCCATTGCGATCATCTTGCAATACGGGCACGGGACACGTCAAGGCGGCTACGTCCAGGGTAAAGACTATATCAACCCCGCGATGAAGCCCATATTCGACGAAATCGACCGAATGGTTGGGAGGGCCATCAATGGGTAAGAGTATTGAGAATAAGGTCGTTTCCCTGGAGCTCGACGATTCGAAGTTCACAAGCCGTGTCGACGGAGTGCTTCATAACGTCGATCGCTTGAAGTCCGGAATGAACTTCAAGCAGTCGACCGACGGTCTTGACAATGTCGGTAAGGCTGCCCAAGATGCTTCAAAGCAGATGGGCGGTATTGCGGACGGCGTTAAGAACGTCAACACGTCGATTGTCAACAATTCTACAACTGCCGCCGCTGCCACAGCTAATGTTGGTGCCGCGGCGAAGATTTCGTCGACTAATTTTTCCATGCTCGCGGGTGCTGCTTCCGTGGCCATGGGTAACATCGCATCTAAGGCCCTAATGGCCGGAGGATCGGTGCTTTCCTCGTTCACGTTCGGACCTATCATGGACGGTTTCCGGGAATACGAGAACCAGCTTAACGCGGTTCAGACTATTCAGGCTAACACGTTCAGTAAGGGTGAGACCACTGCGACGATCAACGCAGCTCTCGACGAACTGAACGCTTACGCGGACCGGACCATCTACTCGTTCACCGAGATGACACGCAATATCGGTATGTTCACATCTGCGGGTGTCGGGTTGAAGGATTCTGTTGCCGCGATTAAGGGTCTGTCGAACGTCGCAGCAATGTCTGGCTCATCTTCTGAGCAAGCCGCAACGGCAATGTATCAGCTGTCTCAGGCGCTTTCGACAGGCTCTGTAAAACTTCAAGACTGGAACTCTATCGTCAACGCCGGTATGGGCGGCGAGCAGTTCCAGGAAGCACTTAAGCGTACTGCGCGAACCTACGGTGTCGAAGTCGACAAGATGATCGACAAGGCCGGGTCGTTCCGTAATTCGCTTAAGGACGGATGGTTGACATCCGAGATCATGATCGAGACTTTGACCCAGTACACGGGTGATTTGTCTCGCGAACAGTTGCTAAGCGCCGGTTACACGGAGCAGCAGGCTGACGAAATCATGAAGTTGGCTGAAACGGCTAACGACGCTGCTACGAAGGTCAAGACTTTCTCGCAGCTTATCGACACAACTGCAGAGGCACTTGGTTCGGGATGGGCTTCCATCTTCCGAACGATCTTCGGCGACTTCGAACGAGCCCGCACCATGTGGACGGCAGTGTCTGACGTGGTGAACGGAGGCATTGGAACTTTCTTCGATGCGCTTCAGGGTATTCTCGACCGCTGGGATGAACTCGGCGGTTGGGAGGAATGGTGGTATGGTCTCGGTGAACTCTGGACCGCCATCGCCAAACCTCTGAAGGCCATCGGCGAAGGGTTCTTCAGTGCGTTCCAGGGAGATGCCGGTAAGGCCCTTTACGATTTCTCGTACTATTTCCGTCATTCGATCTCGCAGTGGCTTATGATGTCTGACGACTTCGCCAACAACCTCGGCAAGATCTTCAAAATGGCAGGCGAATTGATCTCGCCAGTTCTTGAGGTTCTCATCGGGTTTGCCTCGGCAATTGTCCAGATTGGCGTGGCTGCGTTTAAGATCGGCGTGATCCTCGCGGGGATCTTTGTCAAGCCGATGATCCTTATCGCCGCGAAGGTTGGAGACATCGTCTCCGTCTTCAGCGACTGGTTTGGCCAGATGCTCGGCGGAACCGACATCCTTGGAGGTCTGGCTAAGGTCCTCGACTGGATTGTCGACAAGTTCCAGAAGCTTGCCGATTGGCTGTACGCTATTGCGGACGTCACGATCACTCCGATCTTTGACGGATTCAAGGTGGCCATTGAAGCGGTGCTTAAGCCACTCGGCGAATTCATCGAGGTGATCAAGAAGGCGACTGCGAACGTATTCAAACCTTTCAGTGATGCTGTGTCGAATGTCTTTGGCGCGATCTTCGGTTTCGCTTCTGGGACTGGCGGTCCGATGGAGAAGATCAAGTCTGCCTTTGGTGGATTTGGATCTGGCTTCCTCGAGAACATGACAAAGCTCGCCGACGCCATCGGCCCCAAGTGGTCTGAGAAGGTCAAGGCTTTCTCAGATTCGATTCTCCCAATCAGCGAGACTATTGGCAAGCATCTTGGTGGTGCTGTTGAGAGCGCTGGTAAGGGGGTTAAGAAGTTCTGGGACGATGCGTCTCCCAGGATGGCCGAGGCCTGGTCTGAATCAACCAAGCGGATGAAAGACTCGATCTCGGGGGTCGGCAAGGCTTTCGGTCGAGCCGGCGAAACCATCTCAAAGACGTTTGCCCCTCAGGTGCAGGCAGTCAAGGATTTTGGTAAAGCCCTCGGGGACGTCTTTACGAACATCGGAACACATCTCGACAACAACACCTTCTTGTCGTCAATCGGCGACAGCTTCAAGAACATGATGATGGCGTTTGGTCCATTCGGATCTCTGATTAACGGCATCATCGATCTGTTCGGGAAGCTCGGGGATCTGACCAAGTCTATATTTGGTGGATTCAGCGACGAGGCGAATGGTGCTGCGGGCGGATTGTCGACTTTCGGGAAGGCAGCCTCCGCTGCGTTTGACACTCTCGGTGTCGTCGGCGGGACTATCTATACAGCAGCTACAGGCATTGTTGAATTCTGTTCGTCGGTTGTTGAGGCTATCGCGAACCTGATCGACTGGCTTACCAAGGGCATTGACAGTATCAAGAAGTTCGCATCTGAGTCTCAAGCATTCGACTCATTCAAGAAGAACGTCGGCAAGGCATTTAATAACGCCGGATCGATGATCCAGACTTTCTGGTCTGGTCTCGGTTCCAGCCTCAAGGATCTGTCGATTTCTGATCTCTTGAGTGGCGCGTTGCTCGGCGGCGGTCTTGGTATGGGCTTCAGAACCCTTCAGACTGTGCTGGGTCAGTTCACGAAGACCACCGATTCGTTCAGCGCCATGTTTGAAAAGTTCGGAAAGATCGGAGACTCGATCTCTGGTGTCTTCAACTCGCTGACTGACGCACTGAAGTCTATGCAGGAAGTCATCAAGGCCAAGGCCCTTCGAGAGATTGCTATCTCCGTAGGCATCCTGGCTGGCTCGCTGTTCCTTCTCGCAATGATCCCGGCACCCCGACTAATTCAGGGTGCTGTGGCGATTGGCGTCTTGACTAAGATACTTCTCGTCGCTCTGACTCAGATTAGCGAGATGAAGATCAACAAGATGCAGATTGCAGGCGTTATCGGTGCTGTTACGGCGTTGTCCGTTGCAGTTCTACTGATGTCGATCTCCGTCGGAATTCTTGGATCTATGAAGTTGAGTACTGTTGCGCAGGGTATCGGGGCTGTTATGGTCTTGGTACTCGGCATGACAATGGCTGCTAAGCTTCTTGCTAAGGATTCCAAGACGATGATCCAAGGCGTCGGTTCCATGATTGCCATGGCCATCGCAATCAACATGCTGGTTATCCCGATCGTCGCATTGGGGCTCCTTCCGATTAAGACGATTGCCCAAGGTGTTATCGCCGTCGGTGTCTTGATGGGGATTCTGGTTGGCTTTGTTCTGCTCATGAACAAGGTTGCTAGTGATCTCGGCAAAATGGCAGCCATTTCTCTGATGATGGTCTCGTTCGCGTTCTCGATTCAGATGCTCGTGGCCGCCGTTGCAGTAATGGGCTACATGGACATGAATAAACTGTTCCAAGGAATAGTCGGTTTGTCCGCTGTAATCCTACTGCTTGTGGCTATCGCGAATCTGATGCCTCCTACGGCAATTGTCGGAGCGGGTTCCTTGATCCTGACTGCAATTGCGATGAACATTGCGGTCGGGGCGATTGTACAGATGGCAAACCATAGCTGGGGAGAAATTCTCAGCTCGATGGGTAAGCTGATTCTCGTCGTCGCGGCTATCGTCGCGGTGGCGTTTGCTGCTCAAGGTGCTATCTTCGGTATTGCCGCACTCACATTGCTCAGCTTCGCGTTGAGTATGTTCACGACGGCCTTGTCGAATGCAGCCGGACTTAGCTGGGATGCTCTCAGCAACGGTCTATGGGCAATCGGCATCGGACTTGGTATTCTGATCGCGGCGGGGTACCTTGCTGCGGCTGCAGCCCCGGGTCTAATTGCCCTGGCGGTTGCAATCGGCGTGCTCGGTCTAGTCATTATCGGTATCGTGGCGGCCTTTACAGTTCTGGTTGCGACTTTCACCGCATTCATCTCGGTCGTGGCTCTAGCAGGTCCGACTATCGGGGCGGGTATTGTCGCGATTGCTTCGGGTATTGCGGCCGGCGCAGCGATTCTTGCAGCTGCTGCTCCGGCAGTTCAAGCCGCTCTAATCGGTATGTTCACCGCGTTGGAGAACTCTGCTCCAGCAATGGGTAACGCTGTTTCATCGATGGTGCGGGCGCTAATCCCAGCTGTGAATGAACTGATAATCATGGCAGGTGTTGCTATTAGGCAGTTCATCAGCCAGGTCTATCAGATCGTGAAACAGAAGATGCCTGAGCTAGTCCAGATCTGGACGACCTTCATTTCGGGTATGCTTCAAACCCTTCGGAATGTATGGCCCGAAGTCTTGAAAACCGTTATCGACCTCCTATTCCAGCTGGTCATGGCAATCGTCGAGAACATTCCCAAGTTCAGTGCAGCTTATCAGGCCCTGCTGAAGGAATGGATTGAGGCAGCTAAGGCTTGCATTCCACTTATGGTAGAGGCCTTGCTGAGTCTGTTGCAGGCACTGATCGATGGCATCACGGCTAAGATTCCTGATCTGGCCGCATCGGGTGCTAACATGATTGCGGCGATGATCAATGGCATGGCCTCTCAGGCTGTGATCATCATCAACGCTGCGTGGAATGCTGTTATTACATTCATCAATGGATTTGCTGATGCAATTGATCAGAAGGGACCAGAGCTTCAAGCCGCGGTCAACAAGCTGATCACCGCCATCATCAATTTCATCAAGAATGGTTTGGTCGGCATGGCCAACAAGTTCTCCCCTCAGGCTGAGACCATCGGTCGTAACATCATCAACGGTGTTGTCAACGGCGTGTCTGGTGCCGCCGGAGCCCTTTACAACAAGCTGCGCAATGTCGCCTCGAGCGCTCTTAGCTCGTTTAAGAGTACTCTTGGTATTCACTCGCCTTCGCGTGTATTCGCGACTGCGGCTGGATTCATCGTTGCAGGTATTGTACAGGGTATCGACAAGAACCAAGACGACGCGGTTGACGCGATGTCTGGTCTCGGTAGCGAGATGGTGAATGCTATGAGCAACCTGGACGCCGATTGGAATCCAGTCATCAAGCCGACTGTCGACCTCTCTGAGGTGAATGGTCTGCAAGATCTCACGATGAACGACCTTAGTGCGACTGTTGTCGGAACTTCGGTTCAAAATGGCAGTCAAACAGCGCAGGAGATTCGGGCTCTTCGAGACGAACTGCGCAACAACCAGAAGCCGATGGTCTTCAACCAATACAACGAATCACCAAAGGCGCTCGATCTCAACGACCTGTATCGTCAAACTGAGCGCCAACTTGAACGAATGAAGAGGGTGTAATCCGCATGACATACACAAAGGTTCGAATATCCGACAATAGTGGATTGGAACTACCTCTGTATTTAAATCGTGTGGACAAAGGATGGGTTGCCCAGATCTTAAACGGATCCTTTGGCTCGAATAGGGAATACAACTTTACAGGAAATGTCGTTACATCGATGTCTGAAAAACAGATCGACATCAACATGCGTCTGACGCCTGCTGTCCCCATCCCCGAACGACCGGCTAGGTATTTTCTGGATTATCTTTCTTCCAAGACGATTAGCACTGTCGAGATTACCGACCCATCGCTAATAGTTCCAGTGGTCAAGTATAAGTCGAACGAAACGACAACATATACTAAACCAACTCTAACTTTTGGTAGAGTATCGCCGTTCACACAATCTTGTGTTATTCGCGAGCTTAAGTACAACTATTCAGAATCCCCATCAACGATCGAGTTCACCATTTCAACGAAACTTCCGATCATGTATGGCTATTCGTTTACGTTGTACATGGGTCTCGGCAACCAGAATTGGACTCAAGCGCAATCTGACATTATTTCGACGATCCAATCAATCGCCCCACAAATCGGGACCGTGGACATTCGAGAATTGAAACTATCTTTGCCAGCCATCGGAACTTCAAAATACCGAATTTTCGATGGTGATATGGATATGTTCGCCGCTCTTCTACAGGGTAACTCATCCAGTAACCCTGGCGTATTCTCGATGTATGGTCTAATTGACGGAACTCGACGCTTTAGTATCTCTGGCGGATACGATGCTAATGCAGCAGCATGCTATGCTTATGAATCGTATCCTGCTTTCGATATTAGGAATATGACTTATTGGCTTAAACTGATTAAGGAACCTCCTAAAATCCCACTCGATAACATGGGCAACGGTTATTGTAAGTTGGAATTGGTAATGGCTAGAAAGAATCTTTAAAGATGCCAAACGTTATTCAAGTACTTGGCGGAAAATCGATGGGGACGTTTTCCACGATTCCAGTTTTTGACACACTGATAAAAGAGGGGTTATACACCGCTTCGATGACGTTTAGATGCAAGGGGACGTTTCCATATCCGCCGGGGACCGTTGCATGCTGCTTCGGAGCAACGCCAACTCCATTCGTGGTGGAGGAAATATCGTACGAATCGCAAGGTATCAGTGAAATTCGCTGCATCTCTGTTTGGGAAACGCTAAAGCGTCGCAACAAATGCGGGTCTTACGAGAATTTATATCCGAGTACGTTTTCACCCCTTGGGATTTTTAAAGTGCTACTGGACGATATAAATAAAGATCCAAATCGATGGTTCGTCTATTGGTTGAGGGCTTCTATTCCATCCGACCTAAATAGTTATGAGGATAAGTTCGACCCATCCACGAGTATTTACGATGATATGTACAATGCGGCGTTGTACAATCAATTGTTCTTCACATCTAGTATTAGTGTGACTAACGATAACAGTAGCAATTTGGATATTACGCTATACGCCAAATCGTTGAACAGTCAAGGCAAAATTCTTGATATAGGCCCCCTAGATTCGGTATCATCCAGACTGGTTAGACGACTCCCGAGTGCGCCGACACACTGGTATATTGGAAAAACTAGCGACTATGGCATGTGGAATATGGCGTCCAGAGGTCGGATTCATACATGGTATGAAAATCGCCCGTATATGCAAAATACGACCGACTGGCAAGGCGTATATCGTCACGAGTCTGGAGTCCCGGGCAGTAACGATCGCGAATGGGGGCAAATCACTGAAGAAATTCGATGCGAACCACTTAGATCGGTGGTTGTTGATATCGATGAAGTTCAATCGGAACGCTTTTACAGTCTGCCGATCGGACGACCGGTCTCGGCGTCAATCATGGACGTTATGTTCACGGGGTATGTCATTGAGCGAACCGTGAGTGGTGGAGACCTGACGACATATTCAATAAAGATCCAACCGGATCGATTCTACAAATACGGTGAGGAGGTAACCGATAAGTGGATTTGACAAAGATCGCCGAAATGGCGAACCCTGCGGTAACCGCACTACTCGGTGGCTCCGGAATCTGGGCATGGGCAAAGACAAAAGCCGATCACAACAATAATGCGGCTAAGCTTCTACTGTCCGTTTCCCGAAATCAGCTCATTACGCTCGGACGTTCATACATCGAGCGCGGGTACATAACAATGGACGAGTATGAAGAATTCGAAGCAGAGTATCATATATATTCTGCTCTTGGTGGAAACGGCCTTGCTCGACGCATATTCGAACAAGTTGACGAACTACCTATGATGCCTAACGGCGTTGACGGAAGGAAGAACAAGTGAACAACCAGACCTACGATATTCTCAAGCGCGTTGCGCTTATCGTCGTCCCGGCACTGGCCACGTTTGTTAACGCGGTCGGTATCGTGTGGGGCGTCCCGTACACCAACGAGGCGACCGCGACGATCACCGCATTCGGCGTCTTCCTCGGGGCGACTCTTGGAGTCTCTTCCAAAAACTACACCCCCGAGACTCACGGCAATCTTGTCGTGACAAAGCATGATGACGTCTACGCGGACTTCGCGGCTGAGCCTGCGAACCTCAAGGACGGCGACACCATCGTCCTGAAGGTGACCAAGCCGGAGGTGTAAGAAAAACGTTCGGCATAGTGAGTACTACCCACTCTACACGAAAGGACTCACCATGTCTAACGTCGAACGCCTCTACGAACCTGAGGACCTCGAGAACGAGGTGCTTAACTGGCTCGGTGGAGAGGACCCGTCGACCGGTGAATACACCACCGCCGTTGGTAACCTCGAACGATTGCACAAGCTCGCTAAGGATAATGACCTTAAGGCGAAGCTCATGCCGTCGTCCGAAACGATTGCCAACGGTGTGGTGTATTTGCTCGGTCTTATGGCGGTCCTCAACTACGAGCAGACACACGTTCTTGCCTCAAAGGCATTTTCGATGCTGAAGTTCCGTAAGTAGAACTGCTCGAAAGTCTATAATCTTAAAACCTAGGATTATAGACTTTTTCCTTACTGTATATTTTACGCGGCGAATAATGAGAACTATCAACTCTCTTTGAAAGGAAAACACCATGTTCCCTACGCTGACCATCGTCCTCGCCATCGTTAGCCTCGTCTCCATTGCGAAGGCTGCTCAATACAAGACTCAGATCGAAAAGATCCAGAAGTCTACCTGGGCAGTCTTCGATGATATGGACTCGAACGCTACTGCGACCGAGACCCTCGATAACCTCATGCGTAAGATCTGGCACTCCCTCTACGACTGATCTTACTCTCAACCCTATAACCCCCAACACGGGTTATAGGCTTTAACTAACACAAACTAACACAAACTTTACACAACTAATAATGAGAACTATCAACCCTCTTTGAAAGGAAAACACCATGTTCCCTACGCTGACCATCGTCCTCGCCATCGTTAGCCTCGTCTCCATTGCGAAGGC